TGACAGATATACAAAATCTTTATCATTTAAATTAATAGAATATAAGCTTTCTAGAGTATTAATTTCAATAACATCAATTCCATTCCATTTAAATCCTTCACATAATTTTTTTACATGAAATAAATGTGTTCCAAAAATTGGTACTTCTGGTGTGTTTAATATAATTATTCTTTTCATAAATTTTTATAATGATTCAATTTTTGAGTAAATAGGAGAATTTCTTATTGAAAATTCACATCTTAGTTGTTCATCTAATGATACTTTATCATCATTAATTGGATTAGTTTTATTGTAACTATAAAGAATAGTAGAAATAAATTTGTGGCGGTGTCCAGCCATTTCTAACATCGGAAACATATATCCCATATCACCTGACATTTTATACCAGGTTCCAGTTACTGGATCTATAAAATCTTTTCTATTTATTTTTTGAAATAGGCTTTTTTTAAACGTTCGTAAATGCGTTGATCTCCATTTATCTGATCTAAATTTATTATTCTCAACTATATCTTTTGGATAATCACTTAACGCTCTATGATCTACTGTTAAATTTTTAGAATAGTAATCAACATAATTTCCATATGTCATCCATACATCTTCATTATATGTATCATTTAAAATAGAAAGTACATCGTCTCGTAACAACCAATCATCAAAATCCAAAGCACACATTATACTGTCATCTGGAGCATTATCTACTGCAATACATACATTTTCTGAAACATACTTGCGTTCATCATTTCTTATTAATTTAAATCTTGAATCAGATTCATATTCTTTTAATATTTCATATGTACCATCATTAGTATGTGCGTCTACTGCAATTACTTGAAAATTTGTATAATTTTGTTTTAATGCACTTTCTACTGATTTTCTTATCCAATCAACTGAATTATATCCCAGCATCATTATTGTAAAATTTTTCACGTGAAACCTCCAACCATTTTTTGTGTTCTTCTTCTGTTGCAACATTCATAAGCCAATTAGAAATAAATAAAGGAAAATATGGATATCTTTTATCTGTTTCTGTTAACGGATGATACATATGAAACAATTCAACATCTGTATCGTGTGAAAATACAGTATTAGAAAAAAATGGTTCTGACTTATATTGTTCTGTATATTTATACGTTTTAAAATAAATTTCTAATTTTAACCAAAAAATAATATCCTCTGGAGCATATCCCCAAACAATTTCAGGATCATATCCTCCAATTTCTTTAAATACTTCATATTTTACTACAATAGATCCACCAGTTGAACCTACTGCATATGGAGTATTTCTGGTTGGGGGAATATCTATTATATGAATTGGAAGTGAATTTCCCTTTTCTATTTCACTTTTAAAATATTTTGTTTGTTCATCAGTTAAAGAAATAACTCTACTTCCTCTATATGGTTGTAACCACATAAAAGATTCATTTTTTGTTTTTCTTTCTATATTATCAATATAATTTTGTCCAAATAAAAGATCTACATCATGATTTATTTGAAAGTCGCATTCTACAAACATAGATGCTACATTATAACACAATGATCTGTTCATGTTATTCCCATATTGTAAAATAAATTCATCATTATGTGGCATATCAATAACATGAACATTTGGACAATCAGATACAAGAGATAAAGTTTTTTCAAAATTTTCTGTGTTATCTTCTTGAAAAATAATTGTAAGACACCAATCTGGATTGGATTTAAACAAGTGAATAGCATTTTTTAAAAATGTTTTTAAATGATCTTCTCTATTTTTTACTGGAATTATAAGATTATATTTTGGTTTTTTATAACAATTTGTATAATGTTTACAATTTTTAATAATTGAAGCATAATCTATTTGATTATTTTTTATTTCTATAAAATCATTAAAATCAAGAGAAGCATACACTTTATTATAGGTTTCTTCTGAAAATTTTAAAGATCTCCACATTATAAACAAAAATTTTTTCATAACATCGCGGTCATAATTTATATCTTTACCACATCTTCTATCTATTTCCATTTCATAACCAGAACCAATATCCATATTTGTAAATATATTACAATTTGGTTCGGTATCTTCTAAAGATTTTTTAATTTTTTCATCTAATATTTTTATTTTAGTATTAAGCATTGTGATTCATATCCTCATAAATTAATTTTACACATTTTTCAAAAGATGGAGTATATTCTTTAGTAGCTATTTCAAAGTTTCTTTGAATATATGGTAGCATTTGATAATATAAATCCTTTGAAAGTTCAATTGTTGTATTTATCATTTCTTCAGTATTTTTAAAAATAATCATACCTCTAGTGTCATAATGATTACCTATGTCTGGATCCCCGATATAAATTGGTATACATCCAGTCACAAAACAATCCATAACTTTTTCTGTATGATATCCTCTATATATTCCATTTTCAATTGCATAACAAAACATTGTGTTTTTGAGAACTTCAGACTTACAAGTTATTGATTTATAACCATGCCCAAATACTTGTATCCCCTTTTCTATTAAACTGTGTGCCAATGAAACTCTAAATTTATGAAGCGTTGTCATTGTTTTATTAGTTGTTATAAATGTTAAAAGATTTGTTTTTTCGTTTGTATACAAATCCATTTTATCATTTGATATAGTAGGAAAACATGTTTGTCCCATTATTACTGTATTGGGTAGTCCATCATATCTTTTATCAAAAGTATACAATTTTTTAAATTTATGATTACCTGTAATCATTTTTTCAGAAAGAATTTCAAAAAAACTTTTTTCTGTTACTTTAAAGACATTTTGATGATACCATTCAATAATATCTGGAGATTCTATTAAAATTGCATAACATTCTTCATTATCATGATAATCTGAAATTATTGTATTATCAATAATTAAATTCATAATTTGATTATTTATTTCTAAATTATTTTTTAACCATTCATATACTCCATGGTTAGACCAACCATCCCACGTTACAGGGTCTGTTATAGATGTAGCATTAAATCGTCTCATGAGTTAATTCCAGATATATATTCTGTAATATAAAATAACATTATATTATAATCCAATCTTTGCAATAAATATCTGACCAATTTTTTGGCATATCTGGTGATTCTCCAAACCATTTACTAGGAGCAATCACTTGTTTACTTTCGCTCAACCATGCACCCCACCAACTAAAAGAACTGTTTGCAATTATATGATAATCGCACATAGTCATTAAACATATATCAATGTTTTGATTTTTTGTATCAGGAATACAAAAAGGTCTTTTTAAATCTTTAAATAGTTCTGCAGCTTTTTCATTATCGTCACTAATAATATAAAGAAAAGCATTATCTGGAATTTGATTTAATGCCTCTTCATAATATTCCATAGTACAAATAGGATGTTTATCTGTTAAATTAGTATAATCACCTAACCGTATATGTAGTGCAACTGCTAATTTTTTACCAATTTGCCGTATTATTTCTGCTTGAATTTTAATTTCTGGAGTAAATTCAAATTCTTTTAATAAATCTTGTCGATAATCAATAAAATATTTTTCACTTTGAAAATAACCTATGATATCAGTGTGATCAGGAATACCAAATATACCAGCATTATATGTAAAATTTCTTTCTTGTGCTCTATTTGGATTAAGAATATTACTACTATCTTGTGCAGTAAGATTATTAAAAGCATCATTTAAACAAAAATTAATATATGGATTAGAAGATTTTAATGAATATGGAACACCAAATTCATATCCTCTAGTTTTTGCTATTGAATATAGGGTTGCGTATTGAAACATTTGGTTTCCCATACGTCCATACATACCCATATGGTTATACGTAATCATATTGGAAATTCCGTATTTCTATCCTCTAAACCACAATCAGTAAACCCTTGCCATTTATTAGCATTTTCTCTATCATTTGATTGATAAAACATTGGTTGATTTGTTGCATAAACTCTATGATAGAATTGAATCTGTGCAGTACCCATATCCCATGGTTGTTGCAACACATGCAGACAATGATTACCTACATCAGCCATATTTTGTCGATATGTGGGAGTAACATACAAAATTGCATGAGCAGCAAGAATTCCACCAATTCTTAAATAATTTTCATTATATCTTTTTGAGGCGTAATATCTATTTCCACTTGATACACCAAGATATATTCCATCACTATCTTCTGGAATATCAATAATTGGATTAAAATTTTCAGCAAATTCCACATCATCTTCTAAAATTAATAGAGGTGTAGTATACTGTAAAGATTCAAGTATATCAATATGTGATTGACCACACCCCATAAAATGATATATATCTCTTGGTGTTCCTTCTGGAGGTGGGATAATCAAACCAGATTTTCTATGAGTATTTTGAAACCCATGTTTTTCAAATCTGTTTTGCATAATTTCAGCATTTTTAGTTGCTGAATCTAAATTAATCCATACGGTTGGAATTTCACGTAAATCAATAATCATATAACCTCATGTTAAATATAATACAACTTATAAAGATGTCAAGTTATTTAGTTGACATTTTCTTGACTTATATTATAATACTCATATGAATCTAGAAGACCTTAAACTCAATATTTCTAAAGACGCTTCTGTTGACTCTTCAGAACTAGGAAATGAGGCTATTAGAACTCCTCAACTACATAGTAAATACCTGTGCCTTCATGCAGACTTTAAACTAATTCTATGTAAGCAGGTAAATGATCTAGCAATTCTTAAACTCCGTAAGTGGAAGATCTTTACTGGTAAGGCTAGTCGTGAAGAATTGGAAGCCTGGGGAGAGGATCCAAATGGACTGACTCTACTAAAGACTGATGTAGAAAAGTTTATAGAGGCAGATCCAAAGATTATTGAATTAAAATTGAAGATTGCTGTGATTGAAGTTAAAGTTAAGATGGTTGAAGAATTTTTAAAAGTTCTTAATAATAGAAACTTCTCTATCAAGTCCGCTATTGATTGGTTTAAGATGACTCAGGGTATTGTCTAATATTACCATAAATATTGAGTGGATGTAGAAGTTGAATCTGTAGACGAAGTTCGTTACTATATAAAAACAGAAAAGGGAGTCAAACAAGAACTGAGAGATTATTTCTCGTTCATGATTCCTGGTGCTGAGTATATGCCATTATTTAAACGGCGTATATGGGATGGTAAAATACGATTATTTGATATTCTATCTTCCACTCTTCCAAGAGGTCTTAAATCTTACCTTAGTAAGTTTTGTAAAGACCGCCAATATACTTTAAATATTAAAGAGAGCAGGAATCCCCTATGCATAACGGAGGAGAAACTTCTGGATTTCTACGAGACACTGAAAGTTTCTGTAAAGAAACAGAGGGTCAAAATGCACCCTCACCAAAGCCAAGCAATTCTTCACGCTATAAACGCTCATCGGTGTGTAATAATATCTCCGACAGGTTCTGGAAAAAGTTTAATAATCTACGTCTTGCTCCGCTATCTACTCTCCGTAATAAAATCAGACAGAAAGATTTTAGTTTTGGTTCCAACTGTGGGGCTAGTTACACAGATGGAAACAGATTTCTTTGATTACTCAAAGGCAGATCCTTCTTGGCTATCAAGAAAATATATTCATAAAATCAGTGCAGGGCTTGAAAAAGATACCAACAAACAAGTAATTGTTTCTACTTGGCAATCTATCTACAAGTTACCTAGAGAATGGTTTGATCAGTTTGATGCAATCTTCTTTGATGAATGCCACCAAGCCAAAGCCGAATCTATTAACCTAATTGGTCAGAAGTTAACTAAAGCATGGTTTCGTATTGGTACTACGGGCACATTAGATCAAACGCAGGCACATCGTTTAAGCATAGAAGGCATTCTAGGACCTGCTGTACAATTTATTCAGACAAAGAGCCTAATGAACAAAGGTTTACTTGCTACTCTTGCTGTTGACTGCATTGTATTGAAGTATACAGACCAAGAGAAACAGGATATGAAGAAGCAAAAATATCCTGATGAAATCAAAACTATAATAAGTAATAGTAGGAGGAATGAATTTGTCAAAGAACTCGCAATTCATACCAAAGGTAACACACTCATCCTCTTCAACTACGTCGAAGGACACGGGAAACCTCTCCACGCTCTCATTGATGCAGCAGGAACGGATAAGAAAGTATATCTTATTCATGGAAAGACAGAAAGTGAAGCAAGAGAATCGATCCGACGTATCGTGGATACACAAACTAATGCCATATTGGTTGCGAGTTACGGTACTACTAGTACTGGCATTAACATTGTCAACATTGATAATATTATTCTTGCCTCTCCTACGAAATCTATAATTCGTTTATTGCAAAGTATTGGTAGAGGTTTACGTATATCTGCTAAAAAGAAAACTTTAAAAGTTTATGATATTGTTGATGACCTTTGTTACATGTCATACAAGAACCATGTTTATAGACATTTTGAAGAACGAATTAAAATTTATAAAAAAGAAAAGTTTGATTATAAGATAATGTCTATGCCACTACCTACCGATGATAAATAAATTAGGAGGGTTACTATGGCTGACGAAGTACAAGAAACTCCCTTTGGTGGAATTCTAAGAGTTATTAAACTTACTACTGGCGAAGAAATTGTTGGTTTAGTAAGTGAAGCATCTTCAGAAAAAATATTCATAAAAATGCCTGCTCTAATCGAATCATATATGATGAGAGATGCGTTAGGTGAAATGATTGAATATTGTAAATTAACAAATTATCTTTCAAATATAAGAAGTTCCGAAGTTTCAATATTTCGCCACGTTATCGTATACATTGGTAGTGCAACAGTTGAACTAGAAAAAATGTATGAAATATATCATACTGCAATGGAAACTGATCCCAAATCATTAATTACAAGTGCCCCAGAAAATACAGAATTTGGTCCAGAAGCAGGACTTCATCTATTGACAGATCTCTTTAATAATGAAGATTTTGTTAATTTTGTCAATGATTTGATAGATACGTATGAAGGTGCTGAAATTATGGTAGATGGTGACGATGACGGAGAAGAAATAGAAGAATCTGACAAGCAGGAACCCTCTGTAGAGGATTTGTTGATCGAAGAGGCTCCGAAGCAACCTAAGCCTATAAAACGATCTAAAGGCAAGCCTGGTCCAAATAAATTGTCTTATGATCCCAACCTTCCATCAGATAACCCAGAAAGTTGGTCTGATAATCCAAATGACTATATTTAACTCAATACACTGGGTGCATCGGGAGTTATTGTATAGTATGAATATTTAAAGGCACATGTTGTTTTTTGAATAGATGTATCACTTGCGTCTGATTGAAACTGTAGTCCACCAAGTGAAACTGGTACAATATTAATAAAGGTTACAGTTATTGGTGTATTACACCCATTAATAGTATATGGTGCAGAATAGATATTTAATGTTGCAGTTGTATGCCATTTATAATATTCTAAATTATTACTACTATCATCTTTAATATTAGAAATATTGCGTATCCATGAATATAGTGACTTCCAATTAGTCATATTTTCATCAACTATAAATTCTACAGATAAATCAGCAAAGGCTGCTACCATACTTGGAACTGGAATTGTTGTTCCTAACGTTGTTGGTTGCACTAAACTAGGTACAGAAATTCCTGGAAGATTTACACGTTGACATAGTAATTCAAATTGTGATGTACCTCTATTAAACAATAAAGAAAAATAACTGTTATATAGAGGATTTGTATTACCTGAACAATTTAGATTTGCCATATGAATATTTATAGATAAAAGAAAACCCTCCCAATTTCTTGGGAGGGTTTTATTGTTAACTTACAGTCTAACTTAATACTCAGGCACCGTTACCGTGTAGATTGGCGATTGCGCTCAATCTGTAGTATTGGTTCAACCCAGCAGAGAGAGTTTCTGCATCCGGAACTTTATTGGCATTAAGTACAAACGGATTGGCAACAATACCATAACGAGTCTTAAACCCGATACGTGGTTGGAAGCTAGCAGGATCAACAGCACGAACCATTTGGAGCGGAACGTATGGGCAGTAGAACAGACCTGCGTCATATGCACTTTCACCCTTGTAGCCAGCTACAAAGAAGTTAGCACCAAGTGGGGCGTACGGGTCAATGTAAACCTTGACCTTACCGTTAAGTACACCAGCAAATGTTGATTGTGTGTCATCAGCATTTAGTTGTGGTGCAATACCGGGGGAGAGACTCATAAAGCCTGACATTGCAAGAGCTGCAGCAGTATCACTGTCGCAGATGATAAAGTTACCCTTACCACGACGTGTTTCCTTGGCGATTGCATTGCATTCACGCTCGATTTGGAAACTAAGACCACGGAAACGTTCTGCAGACCAACGACCATCAGAGTCGCCAGAAAGGTTATACATACCCTTTAGACCCAAATCACCTTGTTGTGATCCTGGTTTTGCAACATAATAGATGGTACGGACTAGTTCGCGGTTAATTTCAGCAAGAATTTCAGTGCTGAGAAGATTTGCGAGTTCGGCTTCTGCATCTAGACCATGGACTGCCTTTAGATCCTGTGCCAATTCAACAGTGTAATTACTGCTCAGAGCACGTGTACGTGCTTGAACTGCAACTCTATCAATCGAGAATGACATTTGATTAAATGCTTGGTATGGTGATGTTGCATTGGCTGAACCAATACCTTCACCAAAATTGGTCAACATACCACGAAGGGCATTGAATGAGTTGATACCAGCAGCAGCATAACCTTGAGCCCATGCAGTACCACCACCACATGAACCAGCAATAATGTTACGGTCAGCATTGAGACCAGAACCAGCAGTAACACCAGCACCAGAAAGACCAGTTAAGGTATAACCAGAACCACCGTACTGTGGGAATGGCTCCTGGAAAAGAGCTTCTGTGTAGTCATTACTAGTATAATTGGTACCTTTACCATATTGTGTACGCATTGCAAAGATCAACCCAGTTGGGGCTGTCATAGGCTGAACGCCACAGATATCGTATGCCATTAGATTTGGCATAGAACGACGAACAAGACTGATAAGCACTGGATCATATCCAGAAACTGCACCAGTATTGTAACCAGTAGAGGTCGATGGACCACCAAAGTTACCAGAAGACATATCTTCTGTTAGGTGCTGGGTGCGAATGGCTTGTTCTTGGTTCTCTAAAAGAACGGCAGTAACTTTCTTACGGTAATCATCACCGATTGGAGCCAGAGCTGCGTGATTGAGCACTGGATTCCATTTCTCGGTTAAAACATCATACGGGGTATTTTCTTGAAATTGCATTTTATTAGTATCTCCTTGTTGGATAAAATTATTTAGTAATTAGTAAATTTAAAGTTTCTTATTCAATCTTCCCAATACATTTGCATAACCTTCTACAAGTGTGGTTGGAGCAGATACAGCCTGTGAGAACGACATATCCTCATCGACTGGTTTAGAGGGTGCAGAAACGCGACCACCCTGTAAATAGTTTTCTCGGATTGCAACCAACTTGTTACGATACTCGTCAGGAGTATTGAAGTTGATGTTTTCCATTAGATTTTGTAATTTGGAAACTTGTGTATCAGCCATGTTTCTGGTTTCAGAAACAAAGATTCCGGCACACTCAGTTAGAGCAACTTCCTTCTTAAGATCAATTGAGAACTTAATAGATTCGTTGAGACGGTTTTCAAGTTCTCTATTTTGTGCATATAGATCATCAAGAACATTATATTTTTCATTTGGAACATCGATGTAATGATTCTCAAAGAGATTTTTAAGACCAGAGATGAAGTTCTCAGCAATAGTGGTTTTTACACCTTGCTCAACTGCAACTGCATTCTCAGTCATCCACTCTTCGACAACGTACTCAAGATAGTCATCTACCTTTTCTACGAGCGAATTTGTTACATTCTCAAGATAACCCTTTGCACCTTCATCAAGGTCAACAAGAATCTTGGCAACTTGTGTTTCAACACGGTCAGCAACAGCAACTTCAAAGATTGCTTCGAGTTGACCTAGTGCATCCTCATTGATATTTTCTTCACCTAGGAGAGAGATAAGAGCATTGCGGAAATTCTCTTGAACTTCTTTCTTCTTCTCATCTTCATCTTCTTCTGATTCCATCTCTTCTTCCGAACCTTCAGCTTCATCAGATTCTTGAGCTACTGGAGCAGCTCCACCTTGACCAATTGAAGCAAGGTATTTTTGTGAAATCATTGCTGCTGCTGGAACTGATGGCATACCGTTGGTTGGGGTAGTGGCTGGGGGCATACCGGTAATTGGTCCGGGTAACATGGAACCTCGACCAGATGCGTCAGCATCCGACTTTCCGGTGGCATCCAATACACCCATAACTTGGTTAGCGGCTTCTGATAGATTTAGTTTTTTATTTTGTTTCATAGTGTGTTAATCCCTAAGCTTAAATTATTTATAATATTCTTATCTTCCATAATATCCAAAACCAGATGGGTGACCCATACTTGATTGCGCCCCAGAACTTTGGGCTGCTCCAATTTCTCGTGTACGTTTGAGAATTTCATTTCCACCAAGCATTTCATAACCCAATTTTAATCCCAATAAAGGATTAAGTGGATCTAATGCCCCTAAATTTTGTGAGTATTTGAACACCTTATCCCCAAGAGGACCAAGATTTTTTCCACCAGCATATTCTTTAACTTTATTCATAACATCAATATTAAAGCTATCAAGAGCTGGATTACCACTAGAAGGAATACCGGTATTAGGATTTTTACCATCATCACCATCAGGAGTTTTTTTAACTTTTTTACCAAATAATGAAGCAGCTAAAGCTAATTTAGCTGCTGCTGGTAACATTTGATCTGCATAATCAACAATACTTGCACCCTGTGCTACATTGGTAAGATAATCTAATCCACCACTTTCATCGGTCTCTTCGGGACCATCCTCACCATTAGCACCTTTCTTTAGCATCTTGCCTTTATTATTTGGTAGGTTGCTACCACCAAATAAAATAGGAGTAACTAAACTGTCATTCTTTTTTGTTCTGTCGTATGGTTTTGTCTCAAGAAATTCATCGTCCCATTTTGGTTTACTATTTCTAAAAAACTCCTCACTACCACCAGATCCAGCAGCCTTAATTGGACGTTTTTGATCCTCAGTAGGAACATTAATAACAGGTTTTGACTCTGTTGGTAAAGTTTTTTTGGGTTTAGTAGTTGATGACTTTTTTGCCTCAGATAACTGAAGTACATATTTCATGTAATCTTTGGATCCTTCAGTTATTAGATTAAAACTCATTACATACTCCTAAAGTAATTGTTAAAGAGTTTTAACATATTTTCATTTAATGCACTCTTTGAAGAATTCTTTATAATTTTACGAGCATTCTCATAATCTTTTACTGACCAGGATCCGTTTTCAAGAATCCATTCTCTACCTTCCATAATACCGTTTACAAAGGCATTAGGAGCTGATGGGTCTGCAACAATATCAACAGCAGCAAGCATAAAATCTTCTTGAACTTCTTGGTACCCATTTTTTGACTTAAGAGAACCCATACCACGAGTCGATACTCCAAGTTGAGCACCTTCTTCAATGAGATTCTTTACAATACGACCCATTGGAGTATCCATTACTTTGGCTTTTCCGTAAATGGTATTACCATCTTCGTGAAGCTCTTTTACAATATGGGAGACTCTATCAAGATTGACTGTAGGACCAGTTGGATGGTTTAATTCACCCAATGCACGACCCTTATCAACATATTCAGTAATATATCGTTTGCACTCTTTGAGTAAAGTGCTTTGAGGATATACACGACCATTGCGGTTCTTTACACCAGATTGCATAAAAATACCTTCGATGAAATAATTCTTTTCACCGTTTCCAGTATTTTCTTTAACGTACTTTATATCTTCGTTAATTTCAGTTATTAGTTTCATTTGGATTTATTTTGATTTAAAAGATTTTGAGCAACTGTTTGATAGACGCTTTCAATTTTTTTACCAGTTTTTTCATAAAGAACCTTGGCAGTGTTCTCTTTGAAAGCCACAACATTCTCATCAATCATATTCTTAATCATTTCATTTACTTGTTGATTCATTTTATTAGTACCTTTGTTTTTCCGTAAAACTCCAAATGTTGATCCAAACTATTTTTATTTTCAAAAATTGTTTCAGCCATCTTTTGTCTATTATTTGGGCTCAGTTGATTAAATAGACTTTTAATCTCTGCAATTTCTTGCTCAGTAATATTTATAACACTATCATTTTTCAATTTTAATTTTGTATTAGTTTTAGGATCATATGATTCTAAAAATTCAATAAAAAGTTTTATATTTTCAGTAAGTTCAGTTGATTTATACTTACTGTATAATAAACTTTTATTTGTTTGAAGTGTTAAAAAATTGATATTTTCATTCAATTTAAACGACAAAACATCAATCAATGACTTTTTAAACATGGGCTCATTTTTTTGAATGAGGTGTTGCATACCACTTTTTAATATCAATGATTGAAAATCTTTCACTGTTGAGTTCCCTGTTGCTGGTCTGCTGCTGCTTGTTGCTGTGCTTGAAGTGCAAGTTGTTCTTGTTGAATTCGTTGACGATCAACTTCCATTTCTCCATCCATCTTGCGCATTTCTTCTTCGGTTTGTTTCAAAATATTTCTACGAACATACTCTGAAGAAAAATATTTTCCAACATATGCATCAACAAACTGAACCATCTTTAATCGTTCTGCAAGAATTTCTGATTCTTTTAGGTCCCAGAAATAATTATCTGTATTGAAGACAATATTAATATCTGGACGTAATTCTTTCCAATCATCTTCCGTCATGATTCCTTTAAGAATCATTTGAACACGTAATAAATCTAAAAATAGTTTGCTAAACTGATGACGAATACGTTCAATGAACTTATAGAACTTTACTTCTTCTCTTGTAATTTCTACAGATCGTCCCATATTAAATCCAGTTTGATCAGATGCCAAACGACTTAATGGAACATTTAAAGATGCATAAAGTTTCTTCTTAAAGTAATCTACGTCTTCAATTTGTGACATAGCATTACCACCCGGAAGTGTGGTAATTTGAGTTCCGTTTGAACCTTCACGACGTGGAATCCAATAGTCTTCAAGAACAGATAGATGATTACGCTCATCTCGTACTTCACCTGTTGCTTGGTTATATGTGAGTCGTGTTCTAAAGCGACTCATCATATCACGAACATATTGTTCTGCTTTTTGTTTTGGTAATTGACCAACGTCTACATAAAACACTCGACGTTCTGGTGCACGAGCCACTCTATAAACTAAAAGAGCATCTTCTAGTTGACGTAACATATTTAATGGACGAATTGTTTTATGGAGATATCCAAGAACTCGTTTGGTATTTAAATCAATTACACCAGATGGAACATATACAACACTGTCGGTAGATAGATGTAATCCACCAGGACCAGTTAACATATATGATTCTCTATCTGTGTTTGTATACAGATAATATTCTTCAATTTTCTTGATTACAGAAACTTGAACATTTCCAAGTTTATCTTGTTGTTTTTCAACTTTTCTGATCTTTTTAATTTTTAAAGGATCGAGTGGAACAATTTCTTGAATACCTAGAATAGGTTGATCCTTGTCGATAACAATGTTATAAAATATTCTTGAATCAATATACCAGCGTCGAAACACTTCATATGATTTAGAATTAAAATCTAATAAATGAATTATAGTATCAAATTCTTTATAAATTTTAGTTTTAATAGATTCACTAATTGGAAGATCTTTAAGGTCTAATTTAACTGCTTTTCTATCTGTCCCCAATACAATTGCGGCTGTTACAATTTCATCAATTGCATTATCAATTTCTGGAAAAATTGACATATTACGGTATTGTATAATAGAACCGCTATCATCTCGAATATTAGCAGCATAGTCAAGGGCAGTTCCAAAAAATCCACCAGCATCTACAGTTACTGTACCATCAAAAATTTCAGGTGCAGCAATATTCTTAGAGACAATATCCTTTGTCTCTTCCTGATCAGGTTTCTTTTTACCAAACTGAAATCCAAAAAGATCAATTTCCATTAACAATTCCTTTATAATTAATTAGCATCAGTTATTCACATTATCTGTGATACCAGCAATTGCTACAGTATCGTAAACAAACACAACGTTAAAAGTATTTAACACATTTGGACGAGATGAATTGAATGAGATTTCATTAATCGTTCGGGGCCAAAGTCCATTTAAGTAAAATGTTTTCTGTACTGCCCCATTTAAATCTAGATGCTGAATAGTCCAGTTAACTTTATAGTTTGACCCATTAACATAATTTGTATTATTATTTACATGATTATTAATATAATTGTGCCACCGCTGAAATGATACCCACAGATCTCCGCTACCCGTATCATCTAGAATAGAAGCAGACCATGTTGAATATAATTTTTCACCAGGATAATATAGTTTTCGACCAAAATGGTCATATGCAATGGTACTAGTTTGCAATGTGGGAATTAAAGTAGATCTTACATGAAATTCTGATATTAAATTATTAGTATTTGAACTGTTTACAGTATCTCCACCAGATGGAAATCCACCCAGAATCTTAAAACGATTTTGTCTTGTTCCACCACCTAAAAAATTATCTTTAAATTGATTTAATGAAGTAGGCATAGGTAGTTTCCTTTAGCATTTATATACCAGTTAAAATTTCTAAATGGTCAAACGTTAAAGTTACGTCAAAAGTTACAAACTCAGAAGATCCCATATCAAAATTTATACCACCAACTTCACTGGGCCAGCATCGAAATAATTTAATTTCACGATAGATTTGACCATTTGCTTGTAATTGTTGAATAAAAAAATTAGTTTGAAGATTTTTATATCCAAAATCATTATTAGTTAATTTATGTGTTTGATGTCCGTCTAAAAGTTCTTTCCATTGCTGAAAAGCTTTCCACAAAACTTTATCACCGTCATCATATACTTTAATTGGCCAGACAGAATATTGTCTATCACCAGCAAAGTATGCCATACGACCTCTATATGGAACACCTATGACACCAACATCTGCTTTTGGTAAAGCTGCAGACGATATAGTATATGCTGATTTTGTTTGAGCAAAATTGGCATTATTAATACCAGTTGGAAATGAAGGAATAACCTTAAATCTATTGGCACGAGTGCCACCTTTAAATGCTGCTTTAAATGTATTTAATGAATTATTGATTGCCATTTTACTGTGCGAGTGTTATATTGATGGTAAATGTAGTTGTTCCAATCAATGGAGTCACAGACACAAATATAGTTAATGATGCTGCATTATCAGTGTTGTTAGTAGAATTGCATACAACTTGTGTTTGTGCTGTATCAATATTTGTTGCATATTGAAGAAGATAATTTTGTATTTCAGCTGTAACCAATAGTCTAGTAGTAGCATTATTAATTTGATACAAATATTTAATACCAATATCTGTAATATCTCGTTTCATTGCAGATTTCATTTGAGCTGGACCTACACGCTCATCTACAATTGGAGCTGAAGTAGATGCAGTTGCTCCTACTAAATCTGATCCCAAGAAATTTCCAGAAGTAAAGTTTAGAAAATAATTTACTCTAGCACTTGTAAGTAAAGTTTTTAATGCACTATCAGACCAGTTAACAGTTCCAGTAACAGCACCATTTAATACAGTACCACGACCAGATCCTGCAATAGTTAAGTATAATTCACCACGAGAATTTGCTCGTGTAAAAAATCCAGCAATATCAGCTGATAAATTATTTGTATATGTAATTGTGCCACCATTTAATAATGAAGGTACTGGAAATGCTGTAACTGTTTTTTGTCCATATACTGAAAATACTCTATCTGAAACAGTTGCACCTTCTGTAAAGGCTGTAGAAGCAAAAGCAAATGTTGCTAATGTCTGTCCAGCACCATTGTTTATGGTAGGAAATATACCAATGGTATAAGGAGATTCTGTTTCAAGCCATTTTTGAATACCAGTAAATCCTGCACCAGTACCTGTGCACAATGCAAGATCTATATCATCTGAGGTATCAGCTTTATATTGATTAAAACCAATAGTTGCACCAGCAATTATAAGATTACCACCATACGAAAGATAATCAAGAGCGTATAGAAAATCCAAACCAGCATTACCGGTACCACCAAAACCTATTGGATTTGTTCCAGTATTAGCAAAAAAGCCAAATGGATTAGTTGTACCTGCAGTTGAAACTTCATTAATTAAACATCCAGTAACTCCAGACAGTTTATTTAAATCATTAATCAAACCACTTGGAGATGTGTAAAAGATATACTTATCTCCTGTAGTTCCTGTAGCGGGTGTTGATTTAACTGCTTTAGCATATAGGAGCCATCCAAACAATCCACCTGGATCATTTGTAGGAATTCTACTATTAAAATTTATTGTTGTATTATTATAAGTAATACCAGTTAAAAATGCTGCAGTCATTTGAGCCGCAGTAGATACAGTTTCGCTATTAAATTGATTCGTACTAGTAAAAGAACTGAGAGTTGCCATAATTGTCCTTTTTAATCAATAATATTTAGTAATTTTTTATACCTTCTTCCAAATAACACTACCATCTGAATATTCATCGGAATCAAAAGATTCATCGCTTACAATGAATAAGGTGTTATTATCTTCTGGTTTTACGGCTTCTTCATAATTAAATTTGGCACTTTCAATTAAATCTGCAAAATATTCTTGTCTAGAAAGCCAAGCAAAAAATACTAAGGTCATTACCAAATCATCATTATGGCTATCTTCTGCTCTAAAAGTATTTGATTTGGATACAAATGTTGTAAGTTCTGTAATGATTCTTTCATCATTTAGCAAAATTTTATCTTCTTCTACCAACCGCTTTAATATAGCACATCCCAATTTTTTTGTCTGAGTAGTGGTTCTAAGTCCCATTTCAGTGCGGCTACTCCCACCAAATCCTTGAGATAAAACCTGTCCTTTTCTTCCTAAAATTTTAGTCATAAGAACATTTTCATATTCTAAGTCATTATAAAGAATACTTGAAACTTGTCCCCCAATGTCATTTGTTTCAATTAAAACATATGCATTATTATATTTTTCTGCAGCACTTTTAATTGAAACAGGAAAACTAAATGGACTAACCGTATTATTTCTGTAACTGGCTACAACCTTATATGGTGATGTAGTTCCGTCAATTACAGTAAACGCAGAATAATCAGATCCTTGACCACGAGAAACATCTGCCTGTAAAAAATAAATTTGATCTTTGACTGGCTGTTCAAATATTCTTAAACCTTCAGAGTTTTCTTCTAGGAAATCTTCTGGTGCCAAAACATTTAATTTTGATGTGGCTACAAGCGTATTAGAAGAGCCAAGAAAACTACAACCATATTCCTGTTCAAACTGTTCTGGACTCGTATTTGCTAACTGCTCCGCTGCCCAGGCATCGTCTCGTTTTGGTCCACCGGGGGTTATGGGGACATCCCTCCAACTTACCTCGATAGGGACGAAGTTATTCTTAGACTTGTGCCCAGCCGGTCTATTGGCATCTACCCACAGTTTATGAAAGTGATTCATTCCATTAGGAGTAGATACAATGATAAGTTTGGTAGTTAAACCAGCAGAAATGGTTGGATAGGTAGATGAATAAAACTCTTCTGCAATATGAGAAGGTAAGAACGCATATTCATCTAGTAGGAGTAAATTATACGAACCACCACGGATAGCGGATGAGGAGGTTGCATCACACACAACTCTAGATCCATTTTCTAATTTAAAACTTGTCTTATTCCACTCTACCACACCTTGTTGTAGAAAGTGAGGTAGATTTTCATATGCCATTTGTAATTTTGCAAATAGTTCGTCTTTGGCAGTTTTTAATTTATTTGCTAAAATAGCAACATTAACAGATTGGTTGAATGTAACATAATGTGTAATATAACCAATAACAGAGGTAGATTTACCAGACTGCCGGGGCCATTTAGAAATAACAAAACGATTATCGTGAATAGTCTGTACAAATTTTTCTTGGTAATCATATAACTTGAAAGGCATTATACCTTTATCAAGAGTTTTAACTTTTACGTATTTGCTACAAAAATAAACAGGGTCCTTGGCGCATTTAATATATTCGTCAAGTTGTTCTTTTGTATAACTTAACTCTATGCCTGGAGGCTTTAGTTTTGGATTATTTCTATAACCTTGATTTTTATTGTTTAGGCTCATTATTCACAATTTCAGCATCAATGATTTTATTGGTGCTTCTATCTTTATTTAAGATGTTCTGTAGATCAGTTGTAGAACCAAGAAATACAGAATTATTGGTTTGTTTAATTTCTGTTTTTACTGCTGTTGTATCTTTTACTTTTTTATGTACATCAATAACGTTATTATTCAGATCTGCAAGCGTTTTAAGTAAAATAGCAACTACTTCAAATGCTCTGGGACTATCTGATTCAGTAGCAACTTTCAAAGCACTTTCAAGAGCAATACTTCCATTATTCAATAAATCTTTAAAATTACCTTGAACTAATTCATAGTCTTTTTGAAAATTGTTATTATTAAAAGTTCCACCAGCTATATTGGATGGTTTAGTATCTGGTTGAACAGGCACATTAAAAAATTGAGATAAATTTTTATTCATCGAATCCATTTCGTCCAGCAGTTAAACCCCTCAAAGAAATACTGTCAATATCAGTAATCGTTTGTACTTTACCAAAAATATAACTTTTAGCCACAAAACTAAATGATGAAATATTAATACGCCTTCCAGACATATCTCCATCATATCGTTCACTAATACTATTTGATATCATTGATATAGGAATTTTTACATTATCCTGTGCTGAATTCAATGACATACTAATAATATGATCTGGATTAAAATATGGTATAATTTGTTCAACAATCTGTAATGTATCATCAATGTGTCTAGTATAAATGAATAAACTAAAACCAACATTAACAGGTACTTGTTCTGTTATAATTGATGGATTGTCTATACAAGCATTTCTTGATAGTAGTGGTGTGTTTCTATTTCTACGACGAGATGCATCTGTAGCAACATTCGTCATAATATAACTCATACGTGGAAGTTGGTTTTCAATACGAATACCATCATTTATTGATGATGGTTCCAACAATCTTCTAATGAATTTTTCTTGTGAAGCATAGGTAATTGGAACACGTATACTTAAATCAGTAGCACTATCTGGATTATCATGATTAACAAAAATATTATTAAATAATGATCCAAAACCTACAACTAATTTTCTTAAATTTTTATTATAAAAATAGTCAAACATGTTTTATCCTTATGTGCAGTCTTCATCTGCGAATGGATTATTTGGATCAAAGGTATATCCTGCTGATTCAGTCTTGAGAACATCATTAATACCTGCAGTAGTTCCAAGATTATTATTAATAGGAATAATTTGTGACCCAGAGTAGCCCCGAGTTTGGCTAAGAAGAGCATCAATTGCTTGGTTATCTGTAGTAATTTTCTCGTAACTATAAGTGAAGAGTTCTGCAGTTATCATATAACTATACAATTTACCCATTACATATAATGGATTTTCATGTTCTACAAAATTAATTTCAAATAAAGATTTGGAAAGAGGAAAATATATAAGATCTCCTTCTCTTGGTCTCGTAACTGCAGGAGCCCTATAAGTTACTTCTTCATTAAACCGTTTTCTTGCAAAGAGTAAAGTAACCTTATCTTTAATCTCTAACCCAAATTGTGTAATCATATCCGTACCATCAAATGACTTATAGTTTAGTAAATACATCTCTAATGTAAATGCTTTTGTAAATGCAGAGGCTGGGTCTTCTCCAAACAACTTATCAATAGCAAAATAATCACGTGGAACATATATGCAGTCTTGCCCCATAGCCTGAATTATTTCTATAGTTATACCTTCAACAAGATTTTGTTCTTGTGTATTAGTATAATTGCTAATGTATGGGTTTGTTGTCATATTATCCGATCATAGGATCTGGTGGCAGTTCTTGTGTCTTCTTTAATAGTTCTTCAATCGCATTAAGTTCCTGTTGTGCATCTTGCATCATGGCTGGTGCATTCAAAGAAGCACCACCGGGAAGTGGAACACCAGAAAATTTAATAAGATTCTGAGCCCATTGTTTTTTCAATAATGCTGTATAATGTCTTTTAAATATTCTATCATTCCATGTTTTAGGATATCGTGTCGTATCAACTTCAACATATGCTTCGACCATAAGAACAGATCCAACAGGAATTTTACTATAATCTGTTTCTAGATACAAACGATCTGTTGTTTTTGTGTAGGTATAAGAAACCGGATAATTAAAAATATCATTAATAAGTTTAATATAACTCATACCTTCCATATAACTTGCAATGGGTCCAGCTGAAAATGAAGACTGATTCATGTATAATCCAAAGAAATCAAAAAGAGTTAATTGATACCTTAAATCAAACATGTAATCTCCAACAGAAGTACTGGGAGCATATACTTTTGTAATACTTCTAATCGCGGATGCATTTGGCCAATAACCTGTAAGACCATTCTCATTAGTTTTAATTTGTGCACCAAGAGCTGGTCCAAAAGTAGTTGTATCAAATGATCGAGTAGCTAAATCATTTGCAGTAACCGTATATGCATATAAGGCTCTTTGATTAAAATCAAAATGCCTTTCATACATGTATTCTAAAGATTCATCTAATCGATCTTCTGCTTGCTGAGAATCAATATTTACTTGTACAACAGGTGATCCCAATGTACGGTAACAATAGTTGATAAAATCTTGTCGTGTAGTTATAGCCATATTAAAAATATTTATGTATTTTCTATAATCTTATTAATTTTATCAAACATTTCTTCATTGACCGGATTACTATTTACAGTTATTTGAACCAATTGTACTGTTTCAGGGGGCAATTGTTCGATTACCTTTTTTCGATCCCCATCTTCATTATCATAAAAATTTGGATCATAGTTGGTAAATCCTGGCATTTTAAGTGGGCAACTTAAAGTTGGATAGTCTAATTTACAATATTCACCCGGTTCTTTAATTAACCAAGTATTGGGTTTGTCACCACAACCACACTTACCACAAAAAAAATAATTCGAGTTACGACTTTTATTTAAAAATTTACATGGTGGAAGTATACCATTCCCATAACAAGAAATATACCTCAATTGCTTAGTTGGTATATCTGTCTTAGTATTTTTGAATCCACGTGATGCAACTGACATTGCATACAACATAATTTTAGTAATCATATTATGGGGTTGTATAAATATAACTCATTCCGGCTGGTAGCACACTTCGTTGTAAAAAAGCTTTATGTTCTTCCGATATATCTGCAACAATTTCGATAATATTAGAACCATAATTTGATACAGCAGTAGTGGTATAATCATATCCCAACAATGTTACCAAAACATATTTGATCGCTGCAGTTGTTCCTTTGATATCAAAATATTGAGAATCAACTTGAATAGAGAAGCGTCGAATATTTGGTAAGATTTCTACTAATCCTACAGAAGAAAAATCTTCTCCAGGAAAATAAAATTCAGCTAAACCCTGTAGTAACTCTTCAGGCATTTCCATAGGAGATCGTAAAGTCTCCCATTCAATATATGCTCCGTAACCATATTTAAGACTAAACAACCACCTTAAATAATTTTTTAAAATTGGAACAATTTTAACATTATTAGTATCAGCCTCATATTCTCGAATAATCCATTCTGGTAATAAAGATTCTAATGTAAGCTGATCACCGATAAATTTATCTTTACCTACATTTAATAACTCTGAGCCATATATTTTTTGTACATATGCTTGCATTAAATTTACTTTAGCTGCTAAAGTTACAGGTAGTCTATTAAAAAATAAAGGAATCATAATGCGTAGACTACTCCTATACCAGCAATAGTACGTGATTGTAGGTAGTCAATTAGAAGAGTTTGATTGCTTGAAGATAATCCAGTAACATATACATTAACGGTGCCTGGTGTATCACCATTTCGTACTGAAATCAAAGTAGAATCATTTGTTCCAGTAATACTAGAACTTAAAATAGCTTTTTCAAAATCTTTCAATGTAACACATCTATCTTGACCATTTGCATTAAATAACACTTTTGCTCTTGCAGTGTCAACAGATATAGTATCATAACCGCCAGAAGCTGAACCAATAATATTTAATAAACCGGTTGGATCAATAATAGTACCACCATTTCCAGCTTTACCATTTGATACAATAGCACGAACAATAACAGATTTTGATGTTGGAACAATTGCAGCATTAGCAAAATTATTAGTAACCAAATATCCATTTGAGCCATGTGTTACAGTAAAGAAATTATTATTAATTGATGTAGTTGTATTTCCTTTACTTACTCTTGTCCATTTAATTTTTTCAGCTTTATTTAATGAATCTGGAATAACATAAAAAGAAATTGTATTAGGATCTATATTATATGGAAGTATAATGGATTGGCTTACATGATCGTAATTGGAAAATGTTGCAACAGATGATCCCGAATATAAATAAGTTTCAACTGCAGCTGATGCTCCTGAAGTTTCATTATATAGATAGAATCTTAAATTTGCACCACTTGTAGATGTTGCTGCAAATCCTGTATAATCATCCATTGCAGCTGTAGTTACAACTCTAGCAGATGCAGATTGTATCAAAGGAACTATAACTGAATGATTTGAGGCAATTGAAACTATAGATTCTAATAGCGTTGCTGTAGATAAAAATGATTCAGTAAATCCAAATTGAGCATATACCCCATTATATGCTGTGGCAGTTGCAAGAGTTCTTAATAATAAATTAGCTGTACTAGCTTCATCTCTAAAAGAAATATCAGTTAGACCGGGTTGAACTTCTAAAAAAGAAGTCAATGAATCCATAATATTTTCAAAGTCTAAAGAAGCAACATTTAAGGATTTTAAATTATATGTCATGTTAGTGGTATTTCAATTCTACAAGAAGATTTGTTTTGTGAATTTAAACTCAATTCTGTTAAAAAACTAATATCAAAAATTATTACAGTATCTGAATAGTAATTAATAGAAACTTTAACATCAAAGATTTTTTTAATTGATGATTTGATTGCTGCCTGTAGAATATTAACTATAAGCTGTCTATTGATACCAATATCATAGATATAATCACTAATATTTGCACCAAAAGAAGGATTCATCATATTTTCTCCTTTATTGGTACGTAAAATATTTTCAATTTGTTGAACAATAGAATTTGTTCCATCAACATATGCGATATCTTTTGTTCCATTAATCGTGAACGCAGGTTCTAATAAAATTGAAAAGTCTTTAGTACGCATATCAAATATTTATATCTTTAGGACCAGTTCTCGTAAGTGTTAGGTGGATTGAATGGATTATTAAAAACACCTGGGTTATTTGGAATATTTAAGGTATCATTCCATGGATTTTCTGGAGGAGTTTCACCACCACCCTCACCACCTGGAGTTGCTGCAACAGATGTTGGTGGTAAAATACTTGTAAGAGCAAGTTGTGTTTCGTGTGTACCCGTATTGGTAAACATGTGTTTAATACCCAAAACCCAATATATTCCATTAATAGGAGATGATCCGGCTGAATACGGATAGCCACTAGTATTGTTTGCTACAACTTCAACAAAATCACCAGATCTTAAACTCATATCTCCAGAAATATTAATAGTTACTTTTCTTCCAAAGGTTATAGAATCTAAAAACTCTTTACGTTTAACGGGAGCATCTTTAGGAGTATTCCAAAAAGTAGCAACATTTAAACGTAATTTTAAATACGCTTCAAATTTTTCACCAATCTCTGGACAACTGCAGTTAAATGGTGCTTCTGGAAGTCCCCACAAACAACCAAAGAAATCTTCACCAAGTTCTGTATTAGATTTAATCTTCATACATTCATTAGATGCCGTACCTAAATAAATATCAAATGGTGGTGTAAGACCAGCAGAACCACACATTCCAGGAAAAGACCATAAAGATGCTGATCCTGTTATACCTATTGCTTCTGCAATAGTAGCAATTTTGGGAAAACGTGTCAAACAATCATCTAATGATGTTGGAGATGATGTTATGCCTTGAGTGATTTGTGCATTTGCACAGACATATTCACCACGTGCACCAAAATTACCAATAGGTGTTGATAACACATTTGAACCAAGAGTTACAATTTTTCCTTTTTGTGGCATTAGCAGTTCCCATCTAAAACGTTTTCGGCACTAAAGTAATACAATGCTTTACCTCTTAATTCTGGTGGTACTGTTATATTACCATCCATTGCCATTTTTTCTGCACTTGTACGATACATTTTTACAATATGTGCTATAGTTGCACCAGTTGGAGTGACAGTGCTCGTATTACATCCAATAGGTCTATATTTAAATCCACCAACTTCAGAAACCCAACCGGGTGGTAGATACTTTGGATCACCTAAACCAGCAGTTCTCTCATTTAAATTTATCGCCCAAGTATCTTGGGTTGCACCAGCCATATTAGTTTCATCAGTTTCCCATAATTCCATTAATGACCAATATGTACTACCAGCAGCATTAATAAACTTTAAACCTTCCCATTTATATCTCCACTTTAATTCGGGACCCATTGATTGTGTTGTTGAAGTTGCTGCTGCATAATCTGCAACCAATTTATCTGGTTCATATCTTATTAAATTTGCAAAGAAGGTTTCGTCATCACCAAGACAACACAATACATATAAAACAAAGTTTTCACGTTCAATTTTTCTACGTGTTTCCAAATTATCAGGAGAATACGATGAACCTTTATATAATTCTGTAAGATTTTTTTGAATTTGATTATAATAGAAAGTACTAGTATCTGGTTCAGCTTCAGGATCTGCTGTTAGTGATCTAGGATAATCAGGGTGAACTGCTGTCATATCAAACATATTTTTCCACATTTCAGTATTATCTGCACGTGAAAAATAACCACTGTGACCCATGTAATCATTAGTTGAATATGTCTTTGCTAACCCAAATTCACCCGACCCATGTGTAGCTGGAGCGTTATCATTTGTAGTGTTGGTATCAGAAACCCATCCATAATCTTTTTCATAAAATACTTCATCTGCACCAGATGTTATTCCACCAATTAAACCATTAGATGCAATGGTTTCAATATTATATTTTTCACCATCATCTTGAAAATGGAATGTTAGAGCTTTGGTTGTATATTTTACTGAATCAGTTATTTCAGGTGGAATAATATCTAAAAACTTAGGAGTTTTTCTAACATAAACATAATTTTTAGAAACAAATTGATTTGTAGGATCAGTATTTAAAACATAAATCTTTTTATATGTTTCTCCATTTGTAGATAGCTGAGTAGGACTATCACCATTATAAACACTATATCTATAGTTATTGTTATTATATTTGGTAATACTAACAGGATCTTTACTCAAATCAGATGGAAAATGTTTAAAATTAATGTAATCACCAAATTCCGTCCAAAACATAAATCTGGGTTCAAATGATGTTTTATCTACAGCCAATGAAGAAAGGTAATTTAAATATTGAAATGCATTATCTGTAACAGATAAATTTAATTTATTACTTCCAACATTTAATTGTTTTAATGAAAAGAAATTGTCTGCAGGAGTTAGTGTTCCAATATGAGTATCTTGAGTTGAACTAAGTCTATTTTTAATATTATTACTTGCAGAAGTAAATAATTCTTCAATTGTATAAACTCTATCTTCAAGAGTGTCTACACTAATAAGTAAATCTGCTGCTGATGTTTTTTGTGATAATTTATAAAAACTATTAGTAAAATTAATTGAAACAAAACTATCTTCATTATCAGAAGCCGCATTGGTTACATTTGCAGTACTGGTTATTGATAATAAACGTGGTTTAGCACCATCATTAAATGAAACCAAAATGCTATCAATTTGATTTTTTTGAATAAAATTTATTATATCTCCTGTATCACGTACAACAAGAGCACCTACTGGATAAATCTCAAATACACTTTCTTCCATTTCCAATCGTGTAAATTTACACTCAGCATTCTCTCTTGTATTTTGGCTCAATATATCAAATGAATAGTTTGGAAACTTTGAACTTTTAAAAAGTAAAGATCTTATTGTAGAATCAAAGGCGTTTGAATTTGTATTTATTGCCATATCATGTATATTTAACAGTAATTAAATTACGTGTAACTTTAGATAATTCGCTTGGAACAAATGTATTTATTTTTTTGTTGACCACAACTACAGCTTCTTCTTTAGTATATTGTGCTGTTGGTGGTTGTCCTGCAATTGGATTATAACTTGGAGGAATATCCGCTATTGCCATGTTTCTAAAAGAAATAACATTTGAAACAGTAGAATACTGAAGTACTTCATCAGTTTGTAAATACTTTTGTGTATCTATACTAACAATTTCATCTACAGTAGACATGATGTAACCAGTTGGTGATTTAAAATCAATATATTGATAATTTGGATTCAAATCAATAAATGAAGTCACACCGTTTACTTGTGGTTTAATTGTTATTTTTTTAGTATACGAATCCTGGTCTTCAACAACAAATATTTGACCATCTAAATCAAAATTACCAACATAGCTATAGTCATATGGACTCCCACCTGTTGCTGCGTATGGTAAAACAATACTTCCAGGAAGCATATAAAATCCAGTTAAACCAATCTGAAGTCCTAATGTGGTCACATACTTTTCTTTATTCTTTTTATTAAATTCTGTTGAATTATCCTCTAATAGAGTAAATGGGTTAATCCAACTATTAGCTAAAAGCAGAAGCCAAAAAGAATTTGGATCTTCATATAACTTTGATGCTGCTTCCACTAAAGTGGTTTTTGAATCAAATTCAAATTCTTTTTTAGAAACTAAATCAAAATTAAATTTATAATAACTAAAAAAATCACTAATAGAATATGTACCATTTGTAGTTTCAAAATTACGTTTTGGTAATTGATCAAAATATTTCATAATTATCCACCGTATCCAAAATAATAATCTGAAATTTCAGATTTAGATAACGTTGCATTGAGTTCCGGAACATATGTTCCTGTTTCAAATTCGGTAAAGTTTAATCCAAGCAAAACAGCAGAAGATCTTAGATCTGGTAAAAAACGAACAATTGGATCACCATAATCAGCATGTTTGACAACTAGTCCACTAAGTACGCATGGAAGAGGTTCACCAAACCAATCGGCAGTTGCGTTTTGGTTGTAGTCACCATTACCAGACTGTCCATTGGAATTACGTAATACACTAACATTCCATAATCTCTGTGGATAACTGCGTTCTGGTAGTCCAGTTGCCACTACAGGGTATGAACCTTTACGAAAGGTTCCAATAATATCTGCAACAGTCAAAGATTCTTCAGCACTTTTTGGTGTAAAAAGATATTCAAAATAATAACTTTTTCTTGCTTCAGAAATCATAGTAAGTTCAGTAATATTACTGAATCTTCTATATGTATCTGTTGCATACTGTCTTTCTGCAAAGAAACTGATTGGTTGCATAACTCGAGAATATAATGTTCCAAAGTTCTCTAAACCACCACTATTTGCTGCTCCTGCCATAGAAATAACAGGTCCTACAGGATTCTGACCTTCACCAAATTGGTGGATGACACTATATCCTGGTTCTTTTGGCATAGGAAGCACTATACGAGCAGCAGAACGGGATATGATGCTCTCACGTGTTCTTTCAAAGTTCTTCAATGAGTAGTTTGCTACATCAAAACACAACTGTAGAGGAACTTCATTTTTGGAAGCATTTGAAAGAGGATAAATATAGGTTGAAGGCATTCTTATAATATTTATAAAATATCATAAATATTTTAAATGGCATACAGAACACAATTTTTTCCGCAAAATAAACAAAAATACGTTGGTGATTCTCAAAAAATCATTTGTAGATCATTATGGGAACGAACTGTCTGTAAATTTTGTGATGATCACCCCAGCATTATAAAGTGGTCATCTGAAGAAATTGCCATTCCATACTTTCACCCAATCGACAATAGAGTCAGAAATTACTATCCAGATTTTTTAATTCAGTTTCAACAAAAAGAAAAGTTATGTTTATGGATGGTCGAAGTTAAACCAAAAAAACAAACAATCTTAAAAGAAAATGCTTCTAAAAATGAAAAGTATACTTGGGTAGTTAATAATGCAAAATGGGAAGCAGCCAAAAATTATTGCACTAAGAATAATATTGAATTTAAACTTCTAACAGAAAAAGAGTTATATAACAAATGTCATCTTCACAAAATTTAAATAATATTGAAACCATAAAAACCTATTTGGATACCCATCAAGGTCTTCAAAGAGCTAACAGGTATTCTGTTGTAATAAAAAATATAGCATCAAATGATGATGCTTTGACATGCTATCCGGAAGCAGTATCTTTTGGTGCAAGAGCTACAAATTACATATATGACAATTTACAAGGATATGGTTATGGTCGGGCTGTTCCCAACTCAAGTAAGTTTGTTGGTGGAATAGTAATGACATTTATGGTTACTGGAGATTTAAGTATTTTAACATACTTTAATGACTGGTTTGATTCTATGTATGCAAAGAATGCTAATAGTACGTTTACAGTGCCTTACTATGATCAGTCTGTTTTAGGTTCTGAACTATATTTGACATACTTAGATCTAAACGGCAATCCTTCTCCAGGACGTTCTGTGTGGACATTTAAAGAAATTTATCCTGTCGAGTGTATGCCATTAGAAATGTCATCAAAACCCGACTCTCCACTTTTATATCAAGTTGTACTAAATTATCGAAACATTGAAAGATCTACAGGAGATTAATATGGATATTTTAAATTTATTTAAAGATGCTCAACCAAAGTTTGAAACAACTTTACCGTTTAGTAAGAAACAAGTTTTATTTACTGCATTTAAAGTCAAAGACGCAAAAAAAATTGCGTTAGTCTTACAAGAAAATAATAAGAAATTATCTTTAATTGCTCTTTATGAGTGTATTAAAGAAAATTCTAATTTAAAAAATATTGATGATTTATGTTTGGCAGATGCTGAATATTTATTTTTACAAATTAGATCTAAAAGTGTTGATGAACTTTTAAATGTCCTAGTTAATGGTAGTAAATATCAGATTCAAATTAATAACATTATTACAAAAAATAATTTACAGATCAAAACAATTTTAATAGGATCTTCAATTGTTTTAAATTTAGAATCTCCAGTACTATCAGATCTGTTAAAACAAGACAATTTTGATGACCAAACTTATGCTAAAGCATGTATCAAAAGTATAAACATATCTGGACAAGTATTTTACCTAGATAAATTTTTAAACAAAGAATGTCAAGATATTATTGACAACATGCCAATTTCAACAATTAAGGATCTTAACAAATTTGTAGAAACCGAACCCAGACTTTATTTTGCTATAAAGGATGAAATAAATGAAAGTGAGGTAAACGGTTTCCTAAGTTTTTTTATCTAGCATCTAGTTACTTTGATATAATTGATTATTATAAAACCAATTTTTCATTATTTAAAGAACTAAAATGGTCTATATCTGATATTGAAAATATGTATTTTTGGGAGAGAGAAGTTTATATAAGTGTTTTAGTTAGTTACAATCAAGATTTACAACAACAACAACAGCATAACTCAGCAGCAGGACAATACATTGGATAACACAAGTAAAATTGATATTCAGGCAGAAAAGTTAGCCTTTAATGATTCTATTGTACAATCAGGTACATATAACGATATGGCAAAACCATCAGAACCTGTTACAAAAATGGAATTGCCACAAACTGAATTGATAGGAGAAAAGGCAAATATCCCATCGATTGTAATGGCACCTGTTACCCCACCAAGTAACTATGAGACTGATGATAGAATTAGTATTAATCCAGTTGTACCGGCTTCTCGTGAATCTAAATTATTAAATATGCAAACCAGTTCACCAGATAATGTAACTAGTAAAAAAACAACAAATATAGAAAAACAGATATCACAGAGCATACTACCTTCAATTCAAAAAATTGCACAACAGGTAAATGATATGGGTACGTCTCAAGGAAAAAAAACCAGTATGACTGAAGAACGACCTACACTTGCCCCCGTAAATTTAATTTTTATGGAAAGAAGTGCTAAGGCATCTCAATCACCTGCATGGTCATAAAAAAAGCCCCCTTGCGGGGGCTTTTTTCAGTCGTTTTCCATTTCAGAGAAGTACTTCAGAGGATCCTTTTCCTCTACATCTTCTGATGCAATTGGGTTTGAATCCACATCATCTTCAATACTCTTAGCTGATGCAAACTGTGCACGAATGTCATCACCCGTGATCTTATTAAAACGATCCTTGAGTTCTTGATGGCTCTTAAACTGACTCTTGTCAGTAAACTCCTTAAGAGGATACTGTGTCTTCCAAAGTTCTTCTAACTTCTTATCATCTCCACCAAGAAGAGGTGCAGGAGATGAAAACTCAGAACGATCATAGTTTACATAACCACCTACGTTGCGAATCTTGATCTTAAAGTCAGCACCAGTCCAAAAGTTAAAGGGATCTACTGCCTTCTCGTCTTGGTATTCTGGATGAGCAAGTCCCTGAATCTTTTGGAAGATCTTGGTACCGTACTGATAAAGGAAAACCTTTCCCTTATTCTCTGGGTTTGCAGGATCTTCAAGAACAAGAATGTTGGAGATGTAAGTCAACTTACGCTTACGGTTTCTTGCAATATTTTTGTCATCTTCGATACCACTGTTCCACAGTTCTGTGTTTGCTTCACATATAGGGCACTTCTCTCCAAGAGTCGTTGGGCAGTTCTCAAATAGCCAGCCACCCTTTCCCTTGAATGCGTGACTATAGATAGAAACAAACGGACTATCTTCTCCTGCAATCTCTGGAAGGAATCGAATTACTGCATAACCGTTTCCCGACTTATCAATACCGGGCTTCCAAATACGTTCATCTTTGTAACTCTCCTTTGAGGTGAGCTTATCCATACGCTCGGTTAGGGATGCGACTGAGTTCTTACTCTTCTTCTTGAAATCTGAAAAATTTGCCATATGTAACTTTCTTTCCCCAGGGATCTACCCTGGCCTTTGTCTTTTAATTATATCATCAATACACGGTCAGTCAACTGGTAGTTTCTTTGTTTTACAGTTTTTTAATAAATGTTTTTCTTTGGCTTCAATTTGAATTTTTTCTACAATTGGTCTACTGACCAATTTTCCAGCAGTTCCGGGATCTATACCCATTTCTTCTGCTAATTCTATAATTGCATCCATAAAACTTAGTTTTGTTAGAGTTACTCTCTCTAAAACTTGGTTTGAAAATTTTTCTTTGGCGGTCTCATCTATATACATGACTACAGTATATATCGTAAATCAAAATAATCAATAATTAAATACATCTAAATATTGATGACTCATTCTAGGTAAAAACTATGGGAAGCACAACAGACACAATTCCAATTCAAACATCTGGTATTACCGCAAATATTGCTACTGATTATATCGGTACAGGTGGAATTACTGGACATTACCAATTAATCAAACTTGCATATGGCGTTGCTGATTCTGCAACCATAGTTAGTAGCTCGAATCCCTTCCCCGTAACCATTGCGGCTGGTATGACTGCTACAATTTCTGGATTTACCGGAACCATTCAGGTTCAGGGTGTTGGTGGTGGTACTCCGGTACCAGTATCTGGAACTGTTGTAGTTACCGGTATCACTACTTCACAACTGTATGTTACTACTACAAGTGGTTCTAGAGTTGAAATCACTGGTGGTATTCCGCTTACTAAAATTCGAGATGCAGTCTCAGTATTTGGTCCCAATGGTATAACTTATGTTTATACTCACCTAGTTGACGCTGCAGGAAACTCATTAAGTTATACTAACGGTGCCTTGAATGTTAATATTCAAGGAGTTACTATCAGTACAACCATTCAATCTACTGTTGGTGTATTTGGAATATCTGGAGCCACTGCTGTAGGTGTAAATGTTGGTAACACTGTTGGTATTAACGACACTGCTATTCTTTCTGGTATCACTGCTATGTATGGTCAGATTGTTGGACTACGTAGTGATCTGGGTGGCTTTGCCGTTATTCGTCCTACCGGTGGCACAGCATATAGAATTTCTAGTACTTCGACATCAACAGTTTTATCAGGCTTTACTTGTAAGTCTGGAGTCAATCTTAAAGCCGCATCAAGTAATACAGACATAATCTATATTGCAGATAGTTCCAGTGCAGGATCAACAACTAATACAGGATATGAATTAGATCCGGGTGAGTCGCTCTTTATTGATATTATCAATATGAATTTGATTGCACATAGAGCAAAATCTTCATCCCAAGTTCTAAGTTATATCGCCACATAAAATGTTAAAAGACGCTTTAACAACAGTTAAGACATCATCTTCCTATACAGCACAATTTATAGGAAATACTGCAGATCCATGCTTTACTAAAGGTAAATTAAATGGATCTGCAAATGTTTTTGTAACTGGTAACTCTTTCTTCTTTGATTATTCTGAATTAAAGAATGGAACAGATTTAAAATTTTTAAATAAGTTTTTTAATGGTCGTACTGGTGGAGATACGTTTAATTTTTCAAGTGGTACATACTATGAACCTACTACCGGTTCTCAAATTACTTGGAATGGTACATTTACGCTTCAAGGTAAAACAGGAACATATAACCAATATATTTTATGTTCTGGGGTTACTGGTACTGCAGCACTAACTGCTGGATATTATGTAAATAAGAACTTTACAAGTCCCATACAGTTTACAGCAACTACTGGGAATACAGCAAATATTCTTATATCAAAGACTCCAAGAAATACACCATTAAATTTAGATTATTTGGGTATATACGGATCTGACTATGGTTTAGAAGAGTATGTTGAAGTATTAGAAAGTGTATCTAACACTGGTCGTTTAACACTTAAAAACTTTGTTAAATTGAATGACGAAACAGAAGTTGTTTACGTAACAAATTCTCTAACAAATGAGAATTTATTCTTTAAGAAATCTACAATTAATATATTGAATCGTGGTATTCCTTCACTAGAAGTATTATCATCAACTCAGATTCAAAATGGTGTTACAAAGATAGCCGATGCTACAACAGAAAATACTATTTTACTTTTAGAAAATCAAAATACATATCAGTATGATCTAAAACAAAAAAATAATCCAACACAACACTGCTACTATTATCCAAATTCTACATTAAAATCAATAACATCAAATAGTGAAAATATTTCAGAATATAAAAATTTATCATTCTTTTATTCTACAATTTATATTTTAACTACACAAACTGTTTATAATTTGGTTTATAATTCCGAAGGATTTAATATTTCGGAATTTGTAGGATTTAATAATTCTGAAGATAGAATTTATATTAATGGAAATGAAACTGATATTTTATCAATAACAAAAGCATCAGTAATTTTACCTATGAAATTTGATTTATCAGATGCCTCAAATAGAGGTTCTGTTATAGAACTATTTACAGATTTTCAATGCACACAAACGCTTATCTCTGATTATTATTTAACAGGATCACCAGGATATGAAGGTGCTGCTTTTATATATTTTGCTAACAGACCATCATCTGTATCAAATATTTATATGAGATGTATTAAAAATACAACAAATATTATTCAAATTTCAATATCAGCCTGAACAGATTCATCTTTAAATGGTTCTGTTCTCCATTTATTATAATATTGTATAAATTCAGGTTGTACATCAGCAGTAAATAAATATGCTTTTTCTGGAAGAAAAAATCCATCTTGTACATTAGTATATGGTAACCACGTACCCAAAATCAGTTTACCTTGTTCTACAGACATAATTATTGCAGCATCTTTAATAAAGATACCTTTTCTTTTTTCAACACAATCGGCAACAATTTCTTCATTATATGAAATTTTAATAAATTTTATTGGCATATATTATACTTTCTTTTTATTTGCACATCCACATGGTTTTTTAATAGTATTAGAAGATTTACTACTATCATCACTTAAATCTAAAATGTTATTGTTTGATACATTGATCAGTGGTTGAAATTTTAAAACAATATATGGTATAGAGATATATTGGTTAAATTTTTTTCTTCTGGCTTCACATCCACAGTTACCTTTAGTTATTTTTATAATAAGATATTTGATGCCTGTGAACTTTGTCACAAAATCAATAACATCTCCCAATCCAATTGTTTTTATTAAAAGAATAATTGTTTTTTTGTATATTGTATTATTGCTTTGATTTGATTTCCAGTTAGCAGGAACATTATATGTTCCACCGTTTCCATCAGATGTTGAACTTGTATTAAATGTGAATCTACCTGTAAACATATATCACTAATCTCCTCTAATATAGTTATGGCTCTGTTACAATAGCCTGACAAGTAATATCTCCAGATTGTACTACGGGAGTTTGTTGATTAGGATTAGGACCAGTTTGTGGAGAAACTATAACTTGATATGAACTAAGAGGTGGAGGATTTGGATTAATAAATCCTGAAAAACTTACTCTATCAAACGTTACACCATTAAACGAATTTGGTCTAAAGGCATTTATTAAATGCCATTTTTTAAGATCTCCACCCAATGGAGGAGCATAGTTATAAGTATTTCCAACATCAAAAACTAATAATTTTATATTTAATTGATCGTCTGTACACCCTGAGCTGTAACACGGTAATGTTGCACCTAACCAAGGATTATCTGTGACACCAACATAACTGCTAGCAAGTTTATAAGGCGAACCTACTGGTACATTACGTTGATATGATACTATCCCATCATCTGCAGTACCATCTGTTTGCCAACCTAATGGTGTATCTTGACCATCTGGTGATACATACCAAATCCAACCACCAGGACCTAATATTGATGCTCCTGGATCTGCCAAAATACATCCAACTGTTCCATTACCATCACATGGTTTACCTGTTTGACTTTGGTTTCTTAATGCAAAGAAATAGGAATCTTGTAACTTATCTAATCTAGCTTCACCCAAATAAACATAAGGGTACTGTAAAACACTATCATATGGAAATATTTTTAAAGCATTTGATGGTTTATTATATTCGTGTCGATATGGATCTTTGGTAAAAAATGTTTTATAAGTTGATGAAGCTTCATCATATCCAAAGTATGTTAATTTTTGTACATAATTAAAATATGAAATATTTGTAATATGTGTTTTACAACATCCATTTTTTCTTGAAAATTGTTTATACGATTGTATAAAATAATCTTTATTAGAATTAAATCCTACTTTTCCTACTGATGTAGCACATATGTCAGAGAAAGAAGGTCCATCTGGACAACAATTTCTTATACAAGTACCACCCTCACAATTTGATTCACATACTAAAGCACATCCACTATCTTGTGGAGCCCAACCTCTTGCAGCTTCTAATAGCGGCATTCCAGTAGACTGCCAACAAATATCTGCTTTTTCTGGACATCCAGCACTAATGCTACTATTACCATCACTCAATCCACTTGCTTGATTACCAAAGTCCAAATATTGTGTACATTGTGTAATATCATCTACTTCAACACTATGATTTGGTACATACGATTGGTATCTTCGAATAAAAGAATTCATCCACCAATATTGAGGATTTCCACTATATTGCCAAGATATATCTTCTGTTCCTTCAAAATTATATCCTAAAATACTGCAAGGATCGGGTTGAGCAACTGGATCTCCAGAATTAGTTATTCTTTGGTCACAAAATCCACCATAAATCCATTTTGAAAAATCCCAATTTCCAGGAACTGCTCTAAAAAAAGCTTGGCGTTGAAAGTATTTTGGAATATTACTGGTACCCGCACCGAATTGGGCTGTTACAGCTTCAGGATCAACAAAATCTCGATAATTCCAAGTAGGAGATACAACATCACCGTATTTTAAAGCAATAGCATGCCCATATCCAAATGATATATCACTGTAACCAAATTCACTTATATCATCAGGATCTGGAGTAGACAAACCATAATAGTTTTCATTTTTTCTTGTCCATATAAACGTTTTATTTACACGAAAGAATTCTGTTCCAAATAGTTGAGAATCATTTCTAGTTTTATATAAAACAGCAAATCCATTTGATCCTGCTGTAATTTTTATTATATCTCCATCAAAAGTTTGAGACCAAGATCCAGTTGCACCGGGTAAATCTGTTGTTTTGTATGTAGGAAGCATTTCAGTTCTTCCCCATACATATACAGTAGAATTAGAAGCAACCATACTATAGTCTGGTCCACCATCAACAAATATTAATTTATCTGTAGGACTATGTTGAGAAAGTAAATCAAAAGATTCTGCAAGTAAAGATTCATCCTGAGAACTACTAGGGATATCTGTTTTATAGGTTACAGTCCACTGATCTGCTAAATTTTTTACAGAATCTGGAAGAAAGGTTGGTATTGTAGTTCCAATTTTTTCACCTAAAGGATTAATATAATAATATGCACCCCAAACTCTTACTTGATTATCAGATTGTATTGCAATTGCATGATAATTACCAGATCCAATTTGGGTATAATATGGTCTACTATAACCTGCAGTAAGACCATTAATAGTATTACCAGAATCGTCAATAGGAACACGTTGTATTAATCCTGTACGCGCATCCTTTAAATCATCAGGTGTAGATGAACTATATCTACAAGTTTCATTTATATTTCCATATGTTATGCCATTGTATCTACCATAAAATAGTCCGCTACTATTTATTTGTAATGTAACATTATATTCGCCTTCAGATACGTAGCCTGGTTTAGCGTCATATCTATTAATAATATTATTTGTTCCAGGAAGATTTTCATTATTTTGACCATACTGAAATATATTATCAGTATTATCACCGGTTACTGCTAATTCACCCATAGAAGATATTGCAACGGTATGTTTACTTCCATTAGCAACATCAGACCAAACCATTTCTCTATTGTCAGCATAATCACCATATCCACCTGGATTTGAAAAACTAGAACGAACAAACGTTCCGTAATCGCATGCTTTATTACCCCAAGAACGTAATCTATATTGAGGGAGTTTTGCATCATAATTATAAACTGGATAATTTTCTCCAGGTATTCTTGGAATAACACCATCAGCTAGATCACAGAAAGAATCTTGACTAGGTGATGATGTACAAGATGTTGATGTTTGATTAAAATCAAAAAACTCAGGATATTCAACTAATGCAACTTCAAAGGTACTACTTTTACCACCAAGTTTTACTAAAATACCTAAAGTAGGATCTGCACCAGCAGCTTGATTATCTTGATCTGCAACCAAATCTCTTGGTAAACAATTTGCAAGATTTTGCTCACCATATCCAGATGCAACTAATTTTCCTTGATATGTGTGCCAAAAATTAGTATTTAATCCTGCAGTAACTTTACTAATTCCTTTTGGAAACCATGGATTAGTTAAACTGACTACAGTGAGTATAGATGGAACTGTAATTTGATCATAAACATTATTTCTACATGAATCACCAGTACACCCCCATGCTACTGCTATACCGGATTCAATATAAGATGGTAAAACTGCACGTCTAGGAAAAGGAAATGTTTGTAAATCTTGGAACTTACTTACCGTTGTGTCTGACAATAATTTTTGTTTAATTATTTTTGGAGTTACACTTCCAGTTACTGGTTCAACATCTAAAAATTCAACTAAATTTTTATAACCGGCTGTACCACCAACAATTGAAGAAATATATGGATTTAATACAATATCATTATTTACATCATATTCTGCAGATTGAATAATTTGTGTTGTTTCTGTTGCAATATCTATTGCATGATCCTTTACACGTAAAATTCCTGCTCGTACCATTTCTTCTAATGCAGCACTAACATATGCATAATCTGATATTAAAGTAGTTCCATCAATATCAATAGGTGTTGGTGTTGGGGCTCTATTACCTTTTTCTATTAAACTATAAAAATAGTTATAATAACCCTTTAAAAATCTTTCAGGATTAAATAATTCACCTGCTATTAAAAGATTGTTATTTAAAGAATAAAGTTTAAATGTATAAAGATCAAAATGAAATATTGGAATCTGTGAACCAACATACATTACTCTTCGGGGACTAGTTCTTATTAACGAGTAACGTATAGCTTCTTGTCCATGAAAATTCATATCATTTCCACTTATATTACCACTATATGGTATTTCAAATGGTGATGATAATACATTACCATGATTTAAATTAGCTGCTAGATTAGGATGCTTAACACCATCACCAGATCTATGTGCCCATGCTTCAAAATGATGTTCTAATGTTACATATCCTATTAGCTGATCTTTTAATCTGGTTTTATTTACTGTAACTTCTTTGTAGCGTATATCGTATTCAATTGGCATATCATTAGATGATATTTTTTGAAAACGTGTAGGGTCATACGATGGTCCAAAATCTCTATTTGGATCATCAGATCTACCAAAAGTCCAAATATCAAATCCGGATTTTAGTTTACCATTATTTTTATCTTCTTGTAAAGCAAGTCTCATTAAATATGGAGAAATTCCATATGCAAAACATAATTTTCTATATCTTGGATTATAAATCTCGGCAGGAATATTTGCTGGTATAGATGGATTACTTGAAGGGGAAAATGAACAATGTTCTCCAGCCATACCACCTTGTGTCCAAAGTCTAAATTTTCCAGAATGAAAAGGATATGTTATATTATTTCTTGCAATTGCTGAATTCCGAGCAAAGACACCTGCAACTGTATCCATACCAGGACTACCACACCAACAACATCCTATTTCGGATTTTTTCATTGGTGATTGAAATGGATTCATAAATGGCAGATAGCCATATTGATATTCTTTTTTAGAAATATTTTCTTTTTTAAATACTGTATCTTGAATACCACCCTTAATGTGTGCAAAACGCCTACATTCACACGGTGTTGAGGGCCAGGTACCAGATAATGGTGGTGATCCACCAATACACGGAGAATCCAGTGCATTTGGATTAAGTATTCCTGCATTATTAGTGGTTACATTAAAAGCAGGAGAACATGATCTATCTACAGATCCAAATAAACTACTATGATGATATGCTTGACACTGAGGTATCATAGGTTCGCCACCAAAAGCATATTCTGGAGGATACCAAATAAAATAGCATGCAGTGTGTCGATACATTATATCAAAATCATCACCACCAGGTGCACCATTACCAAATAAACATTGTTTACATGCGTCAGGTGGAGCATTTTGATTACATCCACCACCACCACCAGGACCATCGGGACCACCGGGACCACCACCCGGATCAGTATCAACCCCACCACCTGGAGTAATGACTCCTGGATCACCCGTACTTAGTTGACCACAACAAGAATTACAAAATGATGAACATGCGGCTGCAATTGCCGGATCACGTCCACACAATCCAGTTCCACTTATAGGTGGACCATATAGTCCAGAACATTTTGGACAAACAAGACGAATTAAAGCAGCTCTATCTATACCACCAAAGGGAGCTGGTCCAGTATTATCTCCCGGTCCAATACTATAACCTGCATCTTGGATTGCGGCATAACATCCTTCACCAAATATTTCATTTGGAGAACGTTGAGAACTCCCAAGTCCACCCCCACCTCCACCAAGACCTGTTGCAATATTTGTACCACCACCATAATCAGGATTACATATGTTTGGACATACGTTTGCACAAGTTTCACATTTTGATTTTGCATCATCTATACAATTATTTGAAAATGATTCTTGGCAAGGATTATTATCATTTTGAAATAAACAATCACAACATTCTTGTGGATAATATTTATTACACGGAGAATATGGTTGATCAATAGTTTCACTTTTTAAAAATGAAAGATATTTACTAACTGTTTTTCTATTTAACATATAAAATTAACCACCACTCTCAGCACACCCACTACCACAATTAACATTATTTGTTGATGATTGACCATAAATTGTTCTTGGTGATCTCTGTACACCTGGTCTTTTTATTTTTAAAATTATTAAATCGTCGGGGTGTACTGGGTTTGCAGTTACCATTGTAGCACCAACTAAAGTAATAAATTCATCAAATAAAAATGGGCTACAACATGTACGATTAGCAGTACCACAACAACATGATTTTTTAGGCATAATAAGGTCTCACATCTTATTTATACCCATAAAACAACAAAGGCTCCCAGAAGGAGCCTTTGTTGCAAATAAATTAGTCAAATTTTACCGACTACGAGAGCGAACTACTCGATAGTGTGCACGACCCTTAATGGTCTCACAAACTACGGTATACTTCAGATCCATGCGATCAAAAGCCTCACGAAGGTTACTCATAGTTGCGCGCATATTTGCAACCTTAAAACGCTTACGAGCCTCGCACGCATTCAGGGGGGTACCTGAGCGCATATAATCAAACACCTTCTGAATCTTCGTCGGACGGTCAACAGTAGTAATATCCATAGAACTTTCCTTTCTTATAAGAAGTTGCTATACTATACACTCTAGATTTAACCTGTCAAGTGATTATTATAAATAATAATGACTGAGGAGGGCTTTATGGAACAGAAGAGTCATCAGTTTATAAAATTTGTACGCAAACATCTTGCCCAATATGGCATGAAACTTATACTTGGACGCGGTAAATGCGTCAATGTAGACGGTTTTCGCTGTTCTGGGTGCTTTGATGAGTCTGGAAAGGCGATTCGGATAGCCAGACATTGTAATGAATTTTTACATGTTCTAGTTCATGAATATTGTCATTTTTTACAGTACATTAATAGCAGTAAAGTGTATGAAAAGTCATATAAAGCCTCAAATATTGTAGATGGATGGTTAAAAGGTAAAAATTATGCGGCTAAAGATGTTAAAAGGGCATTTTTTATCGTTCGTTCAATGGAAAGAGACTGTGAAAAACGAGCAGTTCGTTTAATAAATGAATTTAAATTAAAAATTGATACAAAAATGTATTCGAAACGGGCTCATGTATACATCTATAGCCATTTCATGATGGAAAAATCACGAAAGTTCTATTCTTTTAAACAAGATCCATATTATAGCAAATGCGTTTTACGCATCATGCCTTCTAACATGGCTGTTCTAAGTCATGTATCTATTCCAACAAAGGTCTATTCTGTTTTAGAATCTTTGATGAAATGACTTTGAGCATATTTGGCAACAAACTTGGTAAATGGTTGTTCGCCATAGGGCCAGCGATCAATTGGATCCATAAACCCATGTTGAATTAGATCATCAATATGTTCATCCATCATTGATAGAGTTACATCATCTACATTCCATTTGAGTTCACCATCGTAATCTATTGATGGGTCTTCTGCTGCATTATGTTCTGCAACAGCAAGATCGGATATCTTTGCAAGATTTCCAAGAATTTCTAATGATTTAGCACATTGATAAAAAAGATCCTTGTTGATAGGATCTTCTTCTTTGCGTGCTAGTTTTCGGACTTCGTAAACTAGTTCTGAAATTTTCATATTAACTCCTAGGACAAGGTTAGTAAGTA